GGCCGTATTCCGCCCCCGTGATGCCGGTGACCAGCCCCCCATCGGGGAACTCCTGCATGTCGCTGCCGAGCGTGGTCACCCGCCACTCGTTGGCGTCACCGATGCCGGACCACATCACCGAAGTCGGATAGTCGGTCAGCCCGGCCAACACCAGGAACTCGTTGATGACCGTGATATACTTGGCCCTCGGGGGAGCCGTGCCGCCATTGCCGGCCACAGCGGCGAACCCGCTAGCGAGGTCGGTCAGGTCGATGACCTGCACGGCATTGTTGGCGCCGGAGACCGCATAGACGTAGTTGCCATATTGAGCGAAGCGCCAGCCCGACGCCTCGGCCGTCGCGTAACCGCCCGTATAGCTACGATCCGTCCACGCGCCTGACGCATAGGTGTAAATCCGGTCGTTCGAACCATCGTTCGCCGCGGCGAACATGATGAACGTGCCATCCGACTTTTGCGCAAGGAACATGCCAAGCGGAGACCCAGCCAGAGCGGCCGTGCCGCTGAACGGTGTCAGCGCGCGGGCCGGGAGATAGCAGTTCGATCCCGGGATGACGTTGCGCGCGACCGTGGCAATTCCTGCGTCCAGATCGGCCTTGTCGGGCTCGTAGGGGGCGAGCGGGACGCGAGCCATCAGAACGGCGTCGACCTGACGATGCCGGTGCCGACGCGCAGGGCGGTTTCAAGCCCGAGGTCGGTCAGGGCATTCGCGATGGCGCCCGAGTTCTCGTCACCCATCATGGCAGCAAGATCCGGATCCCGCAGCTTGTGGACGGCCAAATAGGCCTTGGCCGTCGAGCGGATCAGTTCGTAAGCCTCGGTCATCCACGGATTGTCCGTCTCGCCGTCAGAGGCCGGCGCGGCGATCTTGAGCAGGCCGATGACGCGGATCGTCCACACGTCCGTTGGGACCGGATAGAGCCAGATTTCCCGGTTGTAGTAGCTGAATTCGTAGGGCTGGCCGCCGATGGCCGACCCGTCAAACAGCGGTTCCATGTCGAGGAAATCGCGCCGCTTCAGCGTGTAGCGCTGCGCCGAGACCGTGATATGCGCCTGATCGATGCGCACGAACTGCGGGATGTCGGCGTCGTCAGCCGTGCCATAATTCGGTTGGCTGGCGACGGTGTCGAACGTGGTCGAGCGCCTCTCATTGAAGTAGAACCGCGAGTTCTGCCACTTGCCGATCGCCGTGTTGATGGCAGCGGCAATCTCGGTATCGAGCGAACCGTCTTCGCGGTCGAGGTCGCTTTGCAGCGTCGCCTTTAGAGCGCCCAGCGTGGTCACTTCGGTTTCCTCGGCTTACCCTTGGGCCACCCGCCCTTGCGCGGGACGATCGCGACAGGCAAGGCCGCGACCATCTCGGGCACGCGCGCAGGCGGCTCCGGCTTCGGCTCATCGCCGAAGTCCATCAGGCTCCAATCCGTGTCCATGATCAGTCCTTGCAGGTCGGGACGAAGCGTCGCGCCTCAACGTAGGGAAGCACCAATCGCCGTTCCGTCAGGCCGCCTTGGGCCATGATCCAGTTTCGCAGCGCGACCGGGTATTGCGTCATCACCCATGCCGAAGCCCGCGGGAACGTGCTCCCATCCCGGTGCGTCATGTGATGGAACCAAAGCGTTGCCCGCGGCGTGATGCAGGCTTTCGGAACTCCGAGATAGATAGTACAGGCCGACCCGCACATCCCATCGATGCGCACGACCTGGCCGAGGCGCGCGGCTTGCGCCGCCCGGTCATGGTAAGGGGCGATCTGCCCCCCGTTGTCTTGAGTGATGACGATGGCATCCATTCGCCCGAGATTAGTCGGGCAAAACCTCCAGATCAACGGTGATGGTCTCGCCGCTAGTCGGGGTGTAAGCTGCCCGGGCCTCGAGCAGGCCGTAAAGCTTGGTTGCCGTCGTCGGAAGGTCAAAGTTCATCTCCACACCCGCCGAGGGAGTTCCAATCACTTTGCCGCCGTCCGTGAAAAAGTTTGTCATCGCGGACATGTCGAGGTCGATATAGCCGATCCACGACGCCACGCCGGCCGTGCTCAGGGCCGCATTGTCGCCTGCCGCTGTGGTCGGGCTGGACGTGAACAGGTGCAGCCGGAACGAGGCGTTGGTGACGGTCGTGCCGGACTTCGTGAGCCGGGCCCGGCGCACCATGCCCGATCCGCCGACATCGGATGTCACAGCCCACGACAGCGGCGTCACGCTGCCGGCCGTCGTCGAGTTCGCGACCGCATCGCCCGAGGCATAGGCCGTCGTGTCGGAAGGTCGCGTGAAGCTGTAGGAGGCTGTCCGCGTATAGTCACCCACGCAAGGCATGGTGCGATCTCCGATGGATTGCGAGGGAGTGAGGCGGCCCGTAGGCCGCCCCGTCAGGCCTGCTTCTTGACGACCAAGAACGCCAGAATGAACGTTCCGTTGAAGGCCGCCGACGCATGCCGGTTTGTGAGCGTGATCGTTGCCGAGCCGGAGCCCGGAACCGACTTGATTTCCAGCGTTCCTGCCGTGGACGTGCCGCCGTTCTGGTGAACGAACAGCATGTCGGTCGAGGCGATGAACGAGTTGGTCAGCGTGATCGCCTGAGACGACCCCGCCGCCGTGGTGAGGCTTTCGGTCGTGATGACGCCTGCCGCCGCGTTGATCGTGACGGCGTTCGTCGAGCACGTGCCCGTGCCGTTCTTCAGGTCGAGACGCTCGGCCTGGAGGTTCTGGTCTTTGAACTGCGAGACCGTACCGGTCGCCATGGTCTATCCTCCAATATGGAGGGGCGGCCCGAAGACCGCCCCATGGCTCAGCCGACGCGCGCCAGGTACTCGACAAAGACGGTGGCTGCGCCAGTCGTCATGTCCGAGTTCTGACCCGCATACTTGGCATAGATGGTCGTATCCGCAGTCGGGATCGCGAAGGTCCCGAGCACGGTGCCCGACACGACGCCGGTCGACGCAAGCGTGATGCCCGAGGACACCAGTTCGTTTGCCGTGGTCGTCGAGCCAAACGTCAGGAGATCGGTGCCCGAGTCGTTGAACGCGGTCCCAACCACTGCGCCGGCACGCAGCACGACCGCGCCGGCCGGGATGGTCCCGACCAGCTTCGCCGTGCCGTTGTCGCCGAAGACGATAGAGCGGCTGATCTGGTGGACGACCATGTAGCCATGATCGCGCCCGACGCCACCCGCAGTACCAGTTCCAACTCCCATTGGAGCCTCCTATCAGGTGTGCGTCGCCGCGTAGGTGGTGATCGGGATACATGCGTAGTCCACGCTGTCGAAGATGGTCTTCTTCAGACCGAACAACGTTCTGGATGCCACGCCGCGCTCGTCACCGTAGTCAAATTCCTCTTCACGCCAGTTGTAGGTGGTCGGCCCTCCATTTTTGGAAAAACCGATCACCGCAGCTTGCGCTCCAAGGAACACGGCGCGGCGAGTATTCGCGACGGCAGACGAGCCGGAGATGCCCGCCGGGATCATGCCGTCCGGAGCCATGCGCAGCACGACACCGTTGTAGTAGCCGAGCGACCCGTCAAAGATCGGGTTGTTGGCGCGGCTGCCCTGGTACGACGCCTTGGTGATGTCCAGCCACTCACCCGTAGAGGTGTTGCGGCGAAGGTCGGTCACCTGACGCGGGTCAAGGTAGCAGACATAGACGTCCTCGCCGTCGACGCGGACGGGGCGGATCATCGGGGACGCCAGGAGCGCCATTTCCTTGGCGTAGTCGATGTATTTCAGCGACATAGTCGCTGTAGTATCCGAACCGACCGCGCTATCCGTCGACAGCGAGTTCGCCCGCAGGATGCGAGACGATGCCGCAGCCGTGACGGCGTTCAACCCAGTGTATCGGGTATCCGTTTGCACGGTATTGCCGCACACTTGGTTAAAGAACGACACGCTCATCCGTTTTGCATTCCAATCGACCAATGCGTCCTTTGCCTCGGAAGCAAGTTCGAAGGGAATGCGCTGATTATGGATGGACCAGTCGCCCTTCACGCGAACCGCATGGCGCAGTTCGTTGACGAGCAGGCTGTCGGCATAAAGAGTCATCGACTCTTCGTTGCCCTCAAGGGTCTGGTTTTCGGTGCGACCGTCGCCGGACAGCTGCATGCGCAGCGAGAAGGTGACCTTGTCACCGGCGCCCTTCGACAGTTCGGTCTTCTTCTGGATAATGCTGTTCGCGCTGGTCCCGATCAGCGGGGCGATCGGAGTCGCCTTGAGGGTTTCGACCTCAAGGATGCGGGACCAGAGTTTGACAGCATTGGTATCAGACGTCGTGAACGTGTTGATAGCCATTGCTTTAGCTCATGGATCACGGATCGCTCCTTTCGGCCGAGCAGGCGACAGCGGGGCTTTGCGCCGCCCCGGATTGGGCTGGTCTTATCGACGACCAACGAAAGCGGCAGACACGTCCTGCCGGTGACGTCTTCCGATCAGCGGTACCCGAGAGCGCGCTTAAGAGCGGCATTCTCGTTGATCGAGTCCTTCGAAAGGAAGGATTCGAATTCACGGTCGCTCATGCTGGCGAGCGCTTCGACGGAGAGGCCTTTGTTGCCGGCCGATCCCGATGCACTCGACAGCGACGTGTTGCGGGCCTGAGCCTTGGCGACGGTGTCCAGCTTGTCGGACCTTGGCGCCACAAACTGGCCGTTCTCGTTGCGCGGCTGGTCGGCGCCCCGGGCCTTCGGCGTGTAGCCCATGGCCTTCGCCATCTCGTAGGCCGACTGCGCCGGGTTCCGGCCGGACTGAATCTGCTCTTGCACGAACTGCAGGGTTTCAGCCTGCACCCGCTGCTGCGCAGCCTGCGGAGACAGGCCGGCAGCCGTGTACATGCGGGCCCGGGCTTCCTTCGCGAAGGCGACGGCCTCGGTGTAGTCCGGGGCCTGCGCGGCGAACTGCGACTCCAGCGAGGCGACGTGCGTAGCAAGCTGGCGCGTCTGCACCTCTCGCGCCTGCGCCTCGTACAGCATTTGATTTTGGCGCTTGACCGCCTCGATCTGCTGCGCCTGCCACTTGGTATAGGCGAAGATATCCTGCTCAGGGTCCGGCGGGGCCTCAACCTGCGGCGGGGCGACCTGCTGCTGCTCAGGCTGCATTGCAGCCATCAGCATGTTTAGGCGCTCTTGCGCGCGGGTGATGACCTCCTGCTGCTGCAGGGCGCGGGCCTCGGCCTCACGGGCGCGACGACGCTCGGCATCAAAGGCCTTGAACGGGACCTTGCGGGCCTGTTTCCAGTCCTCCGCATCGTCCTGCTGTGCCGGTTCATCCTGTGCGGCAAGATCAGCCGCAGCATCCGGGTCGTGCTCTGCGATGTCGTCATGCTCGACCGGCTCTTCAGCCGGGCCACCAGCCGCCATCGCGGCAAATGCGTTCTGCTCCTCCGCGCTCAGCGCGAAAGCGTCTTCATCTCCAGCCATGGTTCACCTTGGAAATGCCGATTACGATCCGGCAACGACAGCGCCCATTACGGCCGGGCGGGGGCCGTCTCAGCGGGCGAAGCGCCCGACGATGTAGCAGATGGGCTCCAGAATGGCCCGATAGACGCGACCGCGATTCAGACCACGCCGGAAGCCGGCCCGAGCCTCGCGGCGGATGTCGAAGGTCCTCATGCGCGCGATGTCCTCAAGCGCCGCCATGACGATCCGCT